CCGATGGCAGACGCTTTCAGGAAGAATGATGGATTGGCTCCATCAGGGCAATCGGCTCGAGGACATGATGGCCGAGACGAAGCTAAGGGATATTGGGGTGATGTTGGGTATAGCAACCGAAAAGGTCCTACTTTTAGAAGGACAACCGACTTCGATAATTGGGCAAGCGGAATCAAAGAAACTTGAAGATCTAATACCAGCTTTGTTGCTTGAAGTGAAAAGACGTGGCATAAAAGCAGATGTAACTGAACGAAAAGTTTCACTAGAAGTTCCACCAAATGTTTAAAAGACAAGAAATAGTTAAGTATCCGAGAAGGAATAGAACATCACCAAAGCATAGGCGATATCTTGCTGATTGGAATGCTGCACGTCGTGAGAAGTGGAAATTAGCCGCTGTAAATGTCTTAACAAATGGCGAAGGAACATGTCGTAATTGTGGTCAAGGTGACCTTGATGTTTTAACATTCGATCATATCGAAAATAATGGGAAAGAACATCGAAAAGATGTTCCAACAGGTAAGTTTTTATGGTGGCTAATAAAAAACGATTATCCTGATGGGTTCCAAGTTTTGTGCGCAAATTGCAATCTAAAGAAAGAAGTTATTAGACGACGAAAGAATCGAGAATCTTATGTCTACTAATCTTCTTGATTTAGATATCAATTCACTTGGTTCACTGTCTGATGATGAACTCAACCAGTTAGCAAATTACGCTTTATCTTTACAAGCAAAAGATCGTCAAACCAATCAATTAAAATACTATATCCCTGTTTCAGAAAAAGCAATCCGTGTTCATCAATCAAATACGAGTGTGTTCTTTTTAGCTGGAGGGAATGGGGCGAGCAAAACGGACACGGCTTTGGTGGATATGGTTATTTGTATGACAGGGATTATACCTGATTCTCTTAAGCAGATCTATCCATTAGAAAAATTTAGAGGTCCTATCAATTGTCGATTAGTGGTTGAATCAATTACTAATACACTTGAAACAATCATACTTCCAAAACTTAAGTGGTGGAATTGGCAAGGAGTTGATCAACCCGGTGGGGCACGTGGGCATTTTGGGTGGATACCTCAGCATTGTTTGATTCGTGGCGAATGGGACCATTCATGGACGGCTCGTACAAGGACGTTGGAAGTTCGCTATCATGATCCTGTGACAGGTGTGTATAAAGGGATTTCTCGTTTGCAGTGCATGTCATACGATCAAGATCCAAGTGATTTTGCATCGGGTGACTTTCATATTGTACTGCATGATGAGCCACCTAAAGAAATGATTTGGGTTGAGAATAGTGTTCGAACGGCCCGTGTCAAAGGTCGAATGTTCCTTTCCATGACATGGCCAGATGACCCGACTATTCCCGTTGATTGGCTGATTGATCGAGTTTATGAAAAATGTATCCCCGGAAAAGATCGTGATCCAAATTACGAAATGGTTGAAATGTACGCAACCGAAAATAAGAATTTGGATCAAGATGCCATTGCGCAAATGGCAAAAAATTTAACAGCTGCTGAACGGGCTACTCGCATTTACGGTCAGCACCTTCGTCTTTCTAATCGTGTCCACCCTCTCTTTACTGATACTGATCATACTTGGTGTTTTGAGTGTAATGATCTTACCATCCTTACAGAAACAGGGGCTTGCGGGACCTGCTCATCCTCTTCAGTAGTCTCATTTAATCACGTACAGCCACTGCAAGTGAATCCTCTGTATCCAGTGATTAATGCCCTCGATCCTCATCCCCGCAAGCCCCACATGTTAATCTGGGTCCAAGTCACACCTGATGATGACCTGGAACAAGTGGCGGAAATGGAAGTCGATGGCTCTCCTGATATTGTCGCTCAACGAGTGAAAGACTTGGAAAGTGAATATGGATGGAAAACTATTCAGCGGATTATGGACCCTAATATGGGTCGGAGCCCTTCTAGTACTGATCGTCAGACTACGTGGCAAGATGCCTTTGAAACAGCTGGCCTTACGTTTGATCTTGCGGATGACGGGGAAGCAGGACGGCAAGCGTTGAATGATTATTTAAAGCCCGATCAATCGACTCAAAAGCCACGATGGATGATTGATCCCCGTTGTATGCGGACCATTCAGCAGATGAAACGCTATTCGTGGGATGATTTCAAAAAGTCTATGGAGAAGGATCAGAAGCAAAAGGCCAAGCAGAAATATGATGATTATCCCACATTGAACAAATATGTCATGAACAATCAACCCACCTTTCGTGGCTTGAAATCTCTTGGAAAGCCGATTGAAGTGCGATCTGGTCGGATGAATGGATATTAATGAAACCCCGTAAGTCAATCACACCTGAAGACAAAACTGATTTCGTCAAGACTGTCATCCAACGGTATGACGAGGATATCCAAGATCGATCTGATTGGGCCTCTCGTCGGATTCAGCGATATGCCAAGATGTTTGGCTGGCTCGAACCCAAGCATTATCCATGGCCCAATGCCTCCAATCAGCATGTTCCCATGTTGATGACGAATACCCAGAGGACCCAGGATACCCTTCAGAATGCGGCCCTCACAGCTCGTCCCCTTATGTCTGCTACGGCTGTCAATAAAGGAGACAGTGATAAAGGCAAAACGATTGACCAATTACAAGATTATCAATTCTTTGTGGAACAGAATGGAGAGGAGAAATTGGCGATGCTGGCAGATAGCTTCGTCAATGACTCACGCTTTATAGCCTTTGTCCCATGGGTCAAGGAAAAGCGAAAAGCGCGTGAAGTCCATCGTCTACCACCTCTCCCCGCAAATGTGGATCCTCGCCTCTTCTATGAGAAATTTCTTTATGATACCTTCCCCCAAGGAATGGTGAAGGCGACAAAGGAGAATACCTATACCGTCATTATCAAGCACCCTGAAAAGAAGGATTTCGAAACCATCAAGGGTGAATTCTATGTTGATGATGATCAGCATTATTGCATCATTACTCGGGATAAAGTTATTTTTGATGCACCATGTGTTATCCCGAAATCGCTCGAAGACATTATTATTCCCTCGCGGTGTGAGAATCTCCAACCGCCCTCCCCCTCGAACCCGATGGGGGCAGATCATGTAATCATGGTGGATTATCCCTCATGGGATGAGATTCATCGTCTTTATAAGAGTGGGTATTATGACCTGCTTACGGAAGAGGATTTTGAAGCATTCGAGGAACGTGTTGAATCAGAAGTGGGTGATCAACCTGCCGGGATGACGGGGGATACGGAACAACACAAAATCGCCATGGACTCCATGGCTGGAATGAAGTATGGAAACGCCCGTACTACCTCTAAAACATTCACTCGCCTTACCTATTTCGGGAAGTGGCAACTCAAGGATGATGAATTTGAAGAAGAAGTCGTGGCGCGTGTCATTCTAGGACCGTCTCGAAATATCAAAGCCCTTGCTCGTTTGAGGTATCTGGAGGAGGAATTTCCTAGGGAAGACCTCTCACGGCCACGTCCCTTTGCCTGTTCTCCTGCGTTTATCCCGATCCCTGGTCAGTTCTATGGGATGAGTCTTCTTGAATTACTCGAACACATGCAAGACCTGACCAAGATCATCTTGGATCAGGCCATTGATAAGCATACGATTTGTAATACCCCATGGTTCTTGTATCGCTCTACGTCAGGTGTACGACCAGAAGTGATCAAGATGGAACCAGGGAGTGGTTATCCTGTCTCGAACCCCCAACAGGACATTTATATCCCCCAATTCCCTCAAGACGATCAAGCCATGGCAATGAATATCATTGCCCTTGTCCAACAGTGGTCAGAGCGTCAATCGATGCAAGGTTCCCTCCAAATGGGGGCTGTCCCTCAAGGGAAAGCCTCTGCTCTCCGTACCTCTACGAACATGATGGCCTTGATGCAACAAGGGGATGCTCGCCCTGAAAGAATCCTTCGTCGCTTCTTCAAGGGTATGGCTGAAGTCTATCAGCAGATGCACGAATTGAATAAAGTCTTCCTCCCCCCACAAAAGCAATACCGTATTACAGGCATCACCCATCAAGGGGCAGATCCTTATCAGATGGTGGAAGATGTGAAGGAAATCCAGGGGATGTTCCAGTTTGATTTCAAGGCTAATTCTCTCAATACCACAAAAGCCATTCAGAGTCAGATCTTGTCAGAATTAATGCCCATGATTATGAACCCGATGACGATCCAGATGGGCCTGACTGCCCCTGACAAGATGTATAACCTTCTACGGGATTACATTGTGAGTGTGGGCCAGGATGAACATCGCTATTTGAATACCCCTCCAGATGCAGATGCCCCACGGATCTCAGCCGAACAAGCGATGGGCCAGATGGTTCAGGGAATCATCCCTCAAGGGGTTCCTGCGGAAGGAGCACAGATTCATCTCCAAACCCTGATGACCTTCCAACAGGATCCTCGCTTTGCCCCCTTACTCCAGAATGATCCTGCTTTTGGGATGATCTATCAGGCTTATCTGCAACAGGTACAAGTAAAGGTCCAACAGGAACAACAGATGGCGATGATGGCCCAACAGTTTGCTCAATCGATGGGTGGAGGTGGAGGACAACCAGGGCCTCAAGGTTCCGTGGATCCCCAAGCGGGTCAGATGATGCCTCAAGGCCCGAATCAAGTGATGGATGAATCAATGCCAAGTGCTAAAGGGATGATGTAGTGGCTCCTCTTGTAAGATCTCGGTTTTATATTGGTTTAGAACAAAATCAGGAAAGTTTCAGTAAATTATTACGAGAGATTACAGGTGAACACGCAAGTGATTATGATGAACCTATCACTTTAACGAGGGGTCAACTTATACGTTTAGAATGTTGTTTTAATAATTTACTAAACACCTTTATGTGGAACGAAGAAGAACGTATCCAAAAAGCAATTGAGCAAATCTAATGGCAAAAACCAAACACCTCGAAGCCGAAATCTGGTGCCCTGATTGCCGAGTCTACGCAGGGAAAGTCTGGAAAACTGAACTCCGTGATGGGATGTACGAACACTATACAGAACCCAAAACAATGCCTAAGAAGTGTTCTTTGTGTGAGGGTGTTCTTGTGAGGAAGAAATAATGCCTCCTACACGTCAAGAGTATCTTTCGTTGATTCAACAAGAAAGCCTAGGGCGTCCCTATATCACGTCCTTGGAAACTGCTGTCGGGATGGTCAAAACAGCAGCCGTCTCCTTTGAACACCTCACCAATAACCCAGAATGGGATCGTTTCTTATCCTATATCCAAGCTGATCTTGAAGGACATCTCAAAGAACGCAATGAATGCCTCCGTCTGTGTGGGGAGACCTCAGACGAATTGGCACGGGTCAAGTATCAATATCACAAAGGCTACGTGGAAGCCTTAGAGAAAGTGATGGCGTTACCCAACGAATTGTTACGGACTTATCAAGAACTCCCGAAGTAATGTACCACGAGGTTCTCACCCCACCAGAAGCGGGTGCGGTCCAACATCAACCACAATCGATGAGGAGTGTGTATGAGTGAGGAAGCCAGCGATCCAGTAGTTCAGGAGGAACCCAAGACAGATATCTCTACTCAAGCCGAGGATACCACACCGAAACCAGATGGTCAAGTAGCCCAAGAGGACACACCAACAGAAGAGAAGGTGAACCCACTTGAGCCAGGTGGTTCTCGATTTAAGGAA